ATTATTACCAACTTTTACATAATTGTTTAATATATTTGTAACAATGTCCGATATCATCATACCTTTCATGGATTTTGATATTCTATATTGTTCAGATAATAAAAATTCTTCAGAACAAAAATTTAGTACATAATTTTCATAAGCATTACTTGAACTAGCAACTCGTTTTGAAATTTTGTATATTCTATAATTTCTGGAAATGTATTGGTTGTCTGCTGATGTTTTTTGTAATTGCACCTGAATAAATTCGGTACCATTTAATAAAAAACTAGAAATCAAACCCATAGCGTCAGATAAGACCAATTCACCTGATATGGTTGAACTGTAAATATCTTCAAATAAATTTAATTCAACCATCATAGGCATTAAATTTACATTACCACCACCTGTCATAGATGTTACTAAAGTTAATGTTTTTAAATTATAATCGGTTGAATAGTTAATATTCTGAGTGCCGGTATTTAAACCGTTTGTTGCCATATTAAGCGCTCACTAATGTTTGATATTGTGTTTCTACTTGAGTTGCAAATGATGAATTGATCAAATTAATATTTCTTTTTGCTTCATTTGTGTTATTCTCATAATCATAGATGGAAACTACATTGGTTGATATTGTGTATGTAATTGAACTTCCATTAGGAAACTGTGATGTATTTGTTGAAGATACAATCGAATTATATGTGGTTTGATCCACATCGATTACTTTAATAGCTGTTGTTTGTGTTGCACTATCAACAGTCGTTATAATTTTTTCGTAATGATGAATTGTTGATTGTGTATATGATAGTACATTTTGAACTCCGTTAGCCACTGCGGTATACTTATCATTGAGATATAATACAAATTGTTGTGAGGATAACGGCCAATCGGATTGTGGATCCATTATATTTGGATTTCCATACATCGTAATCCAATACCGAAATGAACTACCATAATACTTATGAGCAACAATCTCTGGTGTATCACCGTCACGAATTTCATACTGATACATCAATAATGGATTCGTAGCAAGTTGAGGTATTAATCCTGTACGAATTAATATATTCCTGAGAACAATAGAGTTTCCTTTTCCATCATTTGTTGTAAGATAAGGTAAAGAGCTAAAATATTCCATTTTCTATTTTCCCCATTTATCTACATTAGATACAGAATTAACTTGTTGTGTGTCTGTAAAATTGGATGATAATGAACTATTTTTAAATTGATTTTTTGTAATCATTGTTGTTTCTTTGAACTGTAGTGTTAAACGGGTTTGAACTGGATAACCATCTTGATATGCTGCCCAACCATTTGGTGCATAATCCACATTAACAGATTCTAATACACAATCATTTACTGAGAATGTTTTCGCTGGAGTTCCACCAGTAATACCACCATTACTGAATAACGTGTTTAATCCTGTAGTATTCAAAGCAGATTGTAGTGTATTTGATATTTGACCTAACATTCCACTATTACCCAGGAATTGAAATTGAACTGAGAATATTTGTGGTGGGGTTAAGAATTGACCAGCTTGACCTTGTTGAGCGCCAGCAATACCAGGTAAAGAATAGAAAGCAAACGAATCACAAATATTTTTAACGGTTTGTGCTTCATTTGAAGATTTTGGTGTTAACATAAACTCCAATTGAAATGTTCTGAGTGAAACCGAATTAAACAACAATTGAATTTGTGGATTTTGAACAATACCTGCACCCTGAGCAGCTAATTTTCCTAATGATTCTGCATTTCCACCACCAACTAATCCCGCTAAAGTTCCACCTATACCAGATAATGTAGATGTAGCATATCCTGCACCAGTATTTTTTAATTGACCGGATTTCATGTCTGACCATGCGTGTGCTAACATACCAGGAATACCTAATTCTTTGGTAAGACTAACTTCTTCATAATGTGTTTCATAATTTATTGCTTGTGTGTCTGGCATATACAATGAAATGGTTGCATATGGTGTTTGTTGTTTTTGTGGTTCGTATGCAGCCGCTTCTAAAATAAGTGATGATTCTGGACCAAGTGATTTGACAACAGCTGCTATTCCCGATACTCCAGCTGATACTTCATTGGTAGAAGATGAAACTGCGGTCGTAAAAGCTTGGCCTGCTTGTTTGACAGCCAATCCAAGTTTAGTTGTATAATCGTAGGCTTGAATAATGACAGCATGACCCAACGCTGGGTTTGAACCCAAATCTGATGGAAAAATGAGGTTATTGATTGGACTAGTTCCACCTAACAAAGCAGCTAATGGACTCGCTATTGAGTTTAGACTTACTCCGCCAATATTTGTGGGTATGACTGTGAATCCCATGGTACTCTCTTTTATATTGAATATATACTATTTATAGACATTCATGGACAGATATGGCATATTCAGGACGATTTTTACCCACCAACCCACACAAATATGTAGGAGACCACAAAAACATCATTTATAGAAGTTCTTGGGAATGTCGTTTTATGCACAAATTTGATATATCAGATTGGGTTATTAGTTGGGCCAGTGAAGAATTGGTAATTCCATACATTTCACCGGTTGATGGTAAATGGCATAGATATTTTGTTGATTTTGTTATAAAGGTTAAAGATAAAGATGGAAAATTGAAAACTTGGATGATAGAAGTTAAACCAAAAAAACAAACAAAAGCACCAGAAGTTAAGAAACGAATCACTAAACAATATATCACGGAAGTTACAACTTGGGGTGTAAATCAAGCAAAATGGAAAGCGGCTACTGAATATTGTTTAGATCGTGGTTGGGAATTTGTTATATTTACAGAAGATCATTTACCTACAATTTAAGAATTCCACCTTTTTAGTGCACTTTCTTTCATTTTTTGTTTAGTTTCTTCGCTATGCCTCGGAAAGAGATTTATTGGTTTTATCAAACTGATCTGGTGTTATTGTGAAAGTAATCATACCTTTTATATATCTCAACTAAATACTCACATGGCATATCAATCTAAACTTACACAACTTGCATTGCAGCGATCCGCTACGGATCAAGCTATTCTTTCCCGTGATTCAATGAAATGGATGAAAGAAAAGATCGAGGAGATTCGTAATCCGTCATCTATTCCTAGGGGTATTGCTCAGGAAGCATTTAGAAAAGATAAACGATTTGTTTTAGGTCGTTTATATTGTTTTTATTACGATCCACTCGGCAAAGCCGAAATGGATTATTATGATCGTTTCCCTATGGTTCTGGCATTGGAGAAGTATAATGATGGATTTTTAGGGTTAAACCTTCATTACTTACCATATAAGTACAGACTGGCATTCCTGAGCAAACTTATGGATTACACCGTTAGGAACGATGATAATGATGTAATGAAAGTCCGTATCACTTATGATATTTTGAACGCCTCCAAGCGTTTTAAAGAGTTTCGGCCATGTATTAAGCGATACTTGACCAGTCAAATTAAGTCAAAAGTACTGGCAATTGAGCCAAGTGAATGGGAAATTGCTTCATTCTTACCAATTCACCAGTTTAAAGGTGCTAAAGCATCGGAAGTATGGAAAGATTCGATTAACGAGATTAAAGATGCCAATAAAACTTTTGGTTCAATATCTTAAAAAGGAAGAATTAAATGGCCGGTGGTATAAGTAATTTTAGGAGTAGTTTTAAAGTTGATGTTGCTCGTCCATCAAGATTTGATGTAACTATTCCTATTCCATTGTCATTAGGTAACTATATTACTTCTGCTAGAAATTTGACTTATCGTTGTGAAATGACTTCATTGCCAGGAAGAACTTTTGAAACAACTGAAAAGAAAATTGGTTCTGCCCCAGTAGAAAAGTTTCCATACCACACCAATTACCAAGATGTTACGATGGAATTTATTGTTTCGGATGACATGAACGAAAAGATTTTCTTTGATGCGTGGATGGATCTGATTAATCCGTCATCAAATTATAATTTTCAGTATAAAGCAAATTATGCTGTCGATATTAGTATTAATCAGTATGATGTACAAGGCAACTTGACATACGCTGGTGTATTACAAGAAGCTTGGCCAATTGATATTAACCAATTGGATTTGGATTGGTCCACCGATTCATATCATAAATTAGCAGTAGTGTTTTGTTACAGACAATGGAGTAATAATACAATTACTTCACTTAAACAGAATGTTATTGCATCTGGTCTATCAGGATTAATTAATTCATTATAAATTGATTTGAAAAAGGGGTTTTAAAATGGCTTTACCAAAAATTGATGTTCCGGTTTACGAACTGGATTTACCACTTTCTAAGAAACATATCCGATTTAGACCATTCTTGGTCAAAGAGCAAAAGAATTTAATGATGGCTCTTGAAGCGGATGATAAAGAAACTATCGAAAGAAACATTCGACAAGTTTTAACTAATTGCACAGTAACAGAAGATATTGACATTGATAAATTACCTGTTGTTGATGTTGAATATTATTTTATCAATCTCCGAGCAAGATCAGTTGGTGAGATTGTTGAAAATGAATACATCTGTACCAATACATCAAATGAAGGTACACAATGTGGTGGTAAAATGAAGGGTACTTTAAACCTTCTCGATATTAAAGTTGATATTGATCCTAATAGAACCGATATTATTCAATTAACGGATAAAATTAGCATTAAGATGAAGTATCCAGAATTTTCTTTAGTTGAAAAATTAAAGAACAAATCTTCAGCTGTTGATGTTGCATTTGAAGTTGTTGTTGATTCTATTGAATACATTTTTGATGGCGAACAATATTACTATGCTTATGAATCATCTAAAGAAGAATTGTTACAATTTGTTGAATCTTTGAACCAAGACCAATTTACTAAATTAGAAGGATTCTTTGAAAGTCTTCCAGTAATACAAAAGAAAATGGAAATTAAATGTGGTAAATGTGGATTTAACCATACCATTGATGTAGAAGGCCTCGAAAGTTTTTTCGAATAACATTTTGTCATGACAATTTAAGAAATTATTATAAAACTAATTTCTCTTTGATGCAACACCATAAGTATTCTCTCACGGAACTTGAAAATATGTTACCGTGGGAGAGAGATATATACATCGCTATGTTGATTCAATATATTGAAGAAGAAAATGAAAAAGTAAAACAACAACAAGCTTCAATGAACAGACGATAAATGGCAAAGAAAAAGGCGATAACCGGCGAAATACTCTCAAGATATTTAAGTTCTGAGGATTTAGCTTTGTTAACACGACTATCCGTAAAAGAAGAAAGAGCTAATTCGATATCCAATTCAAAAGGATATCAAGGAATGATGGCATCTTCTGTTATGCCTTCCGGGTTTAAAAAGAATCCAGTAAAACAACCAACACAAGACCAAACATCAAAAAAATCAACTCAAACAGAATCCAAAAAAAGATCAAAAAAAGATCCAGATTATTCTAGTGTTGCTCCTGGTATAGTTAGACCACTTAAATTTTTTGATTCTGTTGCCGATATTCTCGGTAAGATGTATAACTTTATGACAAGAAAATACATTCAAGATGGAAAACAATATAAAAAAGATAAAAAGTATAGAAAAAAATTAGTTGCTATTAAAGAACGAAATATTGAAGAATTAATTAAATTATTTAATGGCAAATACAAAAAGCCTATATTTAAAGATACAGAGAAAGATAAATCATTAGTTTCTAAAATAATCAAAGGTGCCGTTGGTCTTGGTCTACTTGCTTTGGCCACAAAAGCTTTCGCTAGTATTCCTGATTTGGATAAAGTATTACCAAGTATTCCCTTTTTAAATGATTTTCTTCCTGATTTTATTAAAGAAAAGATGCCAACAACTGGTGGATTCAGTCAGGGTACAGGAGAAATATCAAAGAAAAATGTTGTTAGGGTAAAAGAAATTTACTCATACTTGACTAAAGAAAAAGGATTAAGTAAAGAACAAGCTGTAGGAATGTTAGCCAATATACAATCCGAATCTAGTTTTAATTCTGGTGCACTTGGAGATTATGATAAAAGTGGCCAAGCTACTTCTGGTGGATTATTTCAACACCACAATGAACGTTTTGCAAAAATGGTACAATCAGCTGGACCTAATTGGCAAGAAAATTGGAAAGGCCAAGTTGATTTTGCTTTAAGTGAAAAAGCAGGTAAAGATTATACGTCCAAAAAATTCAATACTGCGGAAGAAGCAACGGAAGATTGGACAAAGACTTTTGAAAAACCAGCAAATGAAAATCAACAAGCTGAAATTCGTAAAGGTAATATACCAAATATAAACAAAGTAGTTGAAGGTAATGAACCTGTACTTGTTCAAAAAGAAAATCCAAAACCAGAAGTTAAAGTTCAAACGCCACCGCCTATAGTTTCTAGTACCAAACCACCAATACCTAATAAACTTAATAAACCAGTTACACAAAAATCATCTTCTGTTGCAGTATTAAATAATAGTAGTATCACAGTTAATGGTTCAACAAATATGGCTATTTCAAATGAAAATACAGATAGTTATCCCGCACTTATAGAAAAACAATACTACAGTTACAACTAAATGAAAAAAGATAATAAGAAAAAAAGCCTACTTTCATTGCTTGCAGAAAACACCACTTCAAAAGTTGGTGATTATGCACTTGATAAATTAAAAGATGCAACAAGTGGAATCCGAAAAAGACTAGATCCTCGAAATATAGCCAGACAAATGGCTGGACCCGGATTATTTGGAGATGTTGCTGAAGGATTGACTAGCGGTGTTATGTCAGCTGCTGGTTTTGGTGCCAAAAAACTTTTTGGTATGGGTAAATCAAAAAAGAATAAAGATCCAAAATATACAACAGTTAGTAATGGTCCAATTAAACCACTTAGAATAGGCGACTCTGTTGCAGATGTACTCGGTAAGATGTATAACTTTATGACCAAGTCTGGTGAAGTATATAAATTAAATGATGAAATCGAAAGATCATTTAGACAAGAACAATTAGATGAAGATGGTCGCAGACACAAAGAATTAGTGAAGTCAATTCACGACTTTATGAAATCTTATAAGAGAGTGGGTAAAGAACCAGAAGAAGGCAAAGATAAAGATTCTGGTTTTATGGATTTCTTAAAGCATTTTGTTGAAGGTGAAATAATATTCAAACTTGTTAAATGGGCTGGAGGATTAATAAAAGGTGTTGTTAAATTTGCTTTAGGTACTGCTAAATTCCTCGGAAAGTTTGTTCTAAGAATGGCCGGATTAGAAGCTGCCTGGCAAGGATTAAAAAGTAAGTTTCCGAAAGTTTTTGGTGAACCTAAGCCTGTTCCGGGAAAAGGTGGCGCAGGCGTTAAAGGTGCTCCAGGAGAAGTTACACCAGAAACCGATAAAAAAGGTAAGATACGATATAGGGATAAAGGAACAGGAAGGTATGCAGCAAAACCAAATGTTCCTAAGGTGTCTAAAGTTACCAAAGCACTCAAAGCTGCTAAAGGAGTACTAAAGGTTATTGGTAAAATTCCATTATTAAGTACAATTGCAGGAGGTGTACAATTGTATGAGGATGTTGAAGATGCAATTGAAGAACATGAAGATGGTGGAATTACCGATACGGAATTAAAAAAGAGGATTACTGAAGCTGTTGGCGGTGCTTTGGGTGGAATTGGCGGTGCTGAACTTGGTGCTGCGGTTGGTGCTACAATGGGTAGTATTGTTCCGGTTGTAGGTACAGCAATTGGTGGTATTGCTGGTGGTGTAGGTGGATTCTTATTAGGTGTACCTGCTGGTAAATATCTTGCCGGTCAAGCATTCGATTACTTTGAAAATGCTGATGAAAAACAGATATCTGAAAAAATTGATAACGCTATAATACCTCCGATTCAACCAAAGACACCAATACCAGAAACACAAACACAAACTAGAACTGGTATACCAGCATCACTGGAAAATCAACTCGGATTAAGTTCTGGAGAGTCGGTAGTTTCTGTAAATAATAGTGTGAATAATATTGGTGGTAAACCATCTAGAGTTTTATCTACCAATACGGCTAAACAAAGAAATTCTGATTTGGATAGATTTCTCAGTAATAGTTCAGTAGTAGTTTAACCAATAAAAAACCACACCGTATCTTTCGATAGAGGGTGTGGCCGTGTTAATACTATTTAGTGAGAATTAATCTTCTTCAGCTAACTTACTGAAATAACTCAGGTCATCATCTTCGGATGTATCATCTTTAAAAGGTGAATCTTCTGCTTGTTTCTTAGGTGCAGCAAACTCTTTTGCCTTAACTTGTTCTACGGTTGTTCGTGGTGCTTCACCATTCAAACCAAGAACCTTGTCAAGACGAGATTTCAGTACATCGTATGTCTTGAACTCTTTATCACCAATCAACTCCTGTAATGAGAATTCGTTCTTCCAAATCTTTTCTAATTCAGCATCATCGTCCAACAACGCTGAAGTTGATTCAAATTCAGATTTATCATAATTCTGATAACCTTCAACCTTACGAATCTTGAGCTTAAAGTTAGCACCTTTCCATAAGTCGAACGGATTGATTGCTGTTTCATCTTCAAAAGCAGGATTCATTGCTTCAGTAATCTTATCAAAGATTTTCTTACCAAATTTATACAACTTAATCTTACCTTCGTTTTCTGGATGCTTAGGATCCGAAACGATATAAACGTTAGCAATGTAATTCAACTTACGCTTTTGTTTGCGAGCTACATCTTTGTTAGCTTCAATGCCAGAATTCCATAATGTTGAATTGTGTTCACATACTGGACATTGTTGATTCTTTGTGGTCAAGCATGAATCGATCAACCATCCACCAGGTCCTTGAAAACCATGTGTAAAGATTTTAACCCAAGGTAGTCCATCTTCACCATCTTTTTCACCTGCAGGAAGAAAACGGATAATGGCCATGCCATTGCCTGATTTATCTACTTCGGGTTTCCAATAATTGTCGGATTTTTCACTGCCACCTTCAGTTGAAGTGCTGAGGGATTCTACTGCTTTTTGGAGTTTGGCTAGATTGCCAGAATTGCGTTGCATGTTCGAGAATGAACTCATGATGTTGCCTTTCGTATTAACGGTATATAAACGGAATATAAACTACTATCAAAAACTACTGTACTACTCATAATCAACTACTAGTATATCATATTATTTAGGCTCAGTCAAGATATATCTTCAATATTGCCAAAGTATCTTGCCAATTTTTATGAAGAATACCAATACCACCTGCTGCGTTCCATTGGTCGATTACTGATTGTGTGTCGTCAATAATGATTTTGTCTGGGGCCGCATATTTGTACTTGTGTTTTTTACCTGGAACAAAATTGGGTGTGAATGTAATACCATGAGTTTGTAACCAAACCATTTTCTGTTTAGAAATATCATGATACTTATCTTCAGTAGCCGTAGAAGATAACATCTGCGTAGGAACATTAGCTTTACGAAGGAATGTAATTCCATCCATAGCACCTGGCATTAAATCTAAAGTAGCAAATTGATTTGTGGCAATGAACTCATCAAAATATTTATTGAATTCTTTTTTCTTTTCGGCTTCTCTTGGTTCCATATCATAGAGTTCTTTGTATCGTTTTACAAAGTCAGCAATCACACCATCCATATCCAAATAGATACAACTAATTTTTGGCTTTTGCATCTGAAATTCTTTCTCTTAATATATCTTCAAATTTTTGAATATTGTATTGGTCGAATATGAATGGTTGATATTTTCTCAACTTCAATTCCCAATCAGGCCAAACAACATCTTCTTGTATTTCTTTTTTCCAAACAGGCAAGAAACCCATTATCATATTCATATATAGCAAAGTTTCAATCTGTATCTTACCTTGCATCAACTCTTTTAGTAGGTTTGGATAATTACCTGAAATCTTAAACATCTCACCTGGTTTGTAGTTATCAAACAAATAGAGTGTATCATTTTCAAAGGTATATGTCAAGGCCTGTTGAGTTTTCTGCCATTTGAGGTAATTCTCATCACCATCTTGTATTAAATCTCCTACCCAATCAGCATTACCTTTAATAAAATTAGCAATATAGAAATTCTTTAATTCTTCTAAACTATATTTTCGGGATAATTTATAAAACTGATACTTAGATTTGTTTGTGGTGAATGTCTGTTTAGAAACATTCGTCTTACCGTGATATTTAAAATAGTCATACGATTCTGAGGTAAAATGAAGCTTCAAAGCATTCCATAAAGCATAAGCTGCATAACCACTATTCTCGGTCATATAGGCAACTTGGAACTTTTCTTCATCAAATTTAAACCTTCAGCTTCATCTTTAATCTTTGCTTTGAGTGCAGAAGAAATAAGAGTTGCGGCCACTTCAATTTCTAATCCAGTTTGTTTACAATGATAACAAATAGCATCCATTAAACCTAATCGTTTATCTGTTGATAATGTTTCAATTAGAACACTAAAGTTCCGTATTTCGTCTTTCGTAGGCATTCAAAATTTCCATTAATTGTTCAATTTCATTATTATTCAAAAACATACATTGTGAAATGTCTGGAGGAATTCCAGG